GTGAACACCGCTGTCACTTCCATCCCGCTCGACCTGATCGAGGTCGGCGAACGCCTGCGCGTGGTCGACCGAGACTATGCCGCGCTGATCGCCGAGAGCCTGGCCGAGCGCGGCCTCGACACGCCCATCATCGTCACCGGCCCGGGCGCCGACGGGCGCCACACCCTGATCGCCGGCGGCCACCGGGTGGAGGCCGCGCGCCTGGCCGGCTGGCGCGACATCCCTGCCCGGGTGATCGAGGCCGACGAGTTGCAGGCCAAGCTCATCGAGATCGACGAGAACCTGATCCGGCGGGAACTGTCGGCCCTCGACCGCGCCGTGTTCCTGTCCGAGCGCAAGCGCATCTATGAGGCGCTGCACCCCGACACGAAGCGTGGCGGCCCGCGCCGCGGGACCAAACCGACAAGCGTGTCGGTTTGGTCGTTCGGCAAGGCGACGGCCCAGAAGCTCGGCGTCGACGAACGCACCATCCAGCGCGCCGTCGCCCGCGCCGCCATCCCGGCCGACATCCGCGCCATGATCGCCGGCCTGCCCATCGCCGACAGCGGGGCGGAGCTCGACAAGCTGGCCGCCCTTGGCCCGGCGATGCAGCGGGAAGTCGCGCGCCGGCTGGGCGGGGACACCCGCACGGTCGCCGCCGCGATGGCGGCCATCCACGGCCCGCCCACGACGAACGCGGCGGCCGAGGCCGTGCGCCAGCACGCCGCCCTGATGTCCGCCTGGCGCAAGGCCGGCAAGGCCGCCCGCCGCCGGTTCGTCGACTACCTGGTCGCCGAGGGCGAGGTCAGCACCACCCCGGCGGAGGCCGCGTGATGCGCCCGCGCGTGTCCTTCGGCTCGGTCGTCGGCGGCGTGTTCTTCGCCACCATCGTCATCGGCTTTTTCTGGATCGGCACGCTGGCCGGCGTCGGCGCCGGGCTCATCCCGGCGGCCGAGCGGCTGACCGCCGCGGCGGGCCTGCGCTGACGCATGGACATGCCGCGGCACACCGGACAGCCCGACCTTCTTGACTGGCAGCCGCCCCAGCCCGTGGCGCGCTTCCCGGAGGAACAGGTGCGGGCGGCAACCTTCGCCGCGCGCCTGTCCCGCGCCGTCGCCGCCGCCCTGCACGATGCCGAGGACTGCCGAGAGACGATCGCCGCGCGCATGTCGGCGTTCCTGGGGGAGCGCGTCTCCCCCGCCATGCTCGACGCCTATGCCAGCCAGGCGCGGGAAGACCACAAGATCAGCGTGCCGCGCTTCCTGGCGCTGCTGCACGCCACGCGGGACCGCCGGCTGCTCGAATTGCTGGCCGAGCCCATGGGCTGGGCCGTGATCGAGCGCCGCCACCTGCCGCTGATCGAGGTCGCGGCGATCCGCGAGCGCGAAGACGAGCTCCGCCGCCACCGCGAACACCTGATGCGCCAAGCGCGCATGGGGGGAGGCGCGTGATGCCGCCTGCTCCTTCGTTTGCCCCGGAAATTAACCTTTGGTTCACGGCCGCAGAGCTCGCGGCCCTCGACCTGCCGGGGCTGCCCGAGACGCGTCGCGGCATTGCCGTGCTTGCCGAACGCGAGGAATGGCTCCGCCCCGACGCCGAAGGCACCCTCTGGCGCCGTCGCTGCGGGCGGGGCGGCGGCATCGAATATGCCATCCATGTCCTGCCGTCCTTCACCCGCGCGCGGCTGCTGGCCCGCCTCGGCGCCGCCGAGGCGCCGAAGGACCGCGAGACGCGCCTGAAGCAGGTCTCCGACGAAGCCGCCTGGGCGGCCTATGACCGCGCGAAGGACACCAGCAAGGCCCGCGCCGGCGACCGCCTGGCCGCGCTGCAGGCGGTGGAGGCGCTGGTCTCCGCCGGCCAGCCCCGCAGCCTTGCGATGATGGAGGTGGCGGCGTCGCGCCGCATCTCGCGCTCGCAGCTCTATGCCTGGGCCGCGCTGGTCGAAGGCGTGCCGCGCGCCTCCTGGCTCGCCCGCCTGCTGCCGCAATTCACGGGCGCCGCCGGCCCGCGCGCCGCCTGCGACGAAGACGCATGGGAATGGCTGCGCAGCCACTACCTCCGCCCCGCCCGCCCGACCTTCGAGCAGTCCCTGCGCGACCTCGAGCGCGTGGCGCGGGAACGCGGCTGGCGCCTGCCCTCCGCCCGCACGCTGCGCCGGCGCATCGACGCGCTGGACCCGGTGGTGGTGGCACATCTGCGCGACGGCGCCGACGCCGCCGCCCGCATGTTCCCCGCCCAGCGCCGCGACCGCTCCACCCTGCACGCCATGCAGTGGCTGAACGCCGACGGCCACCGCTTCGACGTCTTCGCCAGGTGGGACGACGGCACCGTCGCCCGCCCGATGGTCGTGTTCTTCCAGGATCTCTACTCCGGCAAGATCCTCGCCTGGCGCGTGGCCCAGGCCGAGACCGGGGACACCTTCCGCCTGGCCTTCGGCGACGTGGTCGAAACCTGGGGCATCCCCGACGCCGTCACCATCGACAACACGCTGGCGGCGGCCAACAAGACCATGTCGGGCGGCATCAAGCGTCGCTTCCGGTTCAAGGTCCGTGCGGAGGAGCCGCTCGGCATCTTCCCGATGCTGGGCGTCCAGGTGCACTGGGCGAAGCCGTATTCCGGCCAGTCCAAGCCGATCGAGCGCGCCTTCGGCGACTTCGCCCGCGACATCGCCCGGCACCCGGCCTTCGCCGGCGCCTATACCGGCAACAGCCCGACCGCCAAGCCGGAGGATTACGGCAGCAAGGCCGTGCCGATCGCCGAGTTCGTCGCGGTCATGGAGGCCGGCGTCGCCGAGCACAACGCCCGCGCCGGGCGCGCCGCCGCCAATTGCCGCGGCCGGTCCTTCGACGAGACCTTCGCCGCATCCTACGCCGAGGTTCCGATCCGCCGCGCGACGGCCGAACAGCGCCGCATCTTCCTGCTGGCGGCCGAGGAAGTCCGCGTCCGCCGCGACGGCACCATCCACCTGCTGGGCAACCGCTATCACGACCCGGCGCTGAGCCGCGTGATCGGCCGGCCGGTCGTCATCCGCTTCGACCCGGACCGGCTGCACGCGCCCGTCCATGTCTACCTCGCGAACGGGGACTTCCTGGTCACCGCCGAATGCTGGGCCGACACCGGCTTCGGCGACACGGACGCCGCGCGCCGCACCGCGCAGGCGGTCAAGCAGCGCCGCAAGGGCCTGCGCCTGCTGGCCGAGGCCGAGGCGCGCATCAGCGCCGAGCAGCTGGCCCGCGACCTGGCCGCGCTGCGCCGCGACGCGCCCGAGGCGCCGACGCCGCACGTCATCCGCCCGCTGTTCCGCGGCGCGGCGGCGCTCAAGCCCATCACCGAAAACGAGGAGGAGGAAAGCTCGGCCGAACGCTCCGAGCGCCTGTTCGTCGCCAGCGTCGCGCAGCAGCGGGGAGCTCGAACCTCCCCGCTGCTCCGGCTGGTGCCGGACGACGACGACACCGAGGACTGATGCCCAGCAGGCGACCTCGGCATCCCCCACGCACCACGAGGAATACCATGCCCAGCGACGCATTCGAACCGGCCATGAGCCCCGAGGATATCGAGGCCGTCCGCGCCCGGGTCCGCAGCACCATGGCCGACCGCAGGATGGCGATGACGGACGTCAGCCGCCAAGTCGGCATCCCCTACGGCACCTTCAGCAGCTGGATGGGCGGCACCTACAAGGGCCGCAACGCCCACCTGGCTGAACAGACCCTGCACTGGCTGAACGGCCTGGAAGCGCAGGACCGCACCCGTGCGCTCGCGCCGCGCGCGCCGGCCTTCGTGGCCACGCCGACGGCCGAGGCCATCCTGGCCACGCTGGAACACGCCCAGCACATGCCGGAAATGGTGGTCGTGACCGGCGCGCCCGGCGTCGGCAAGACCAGCACGGCGCGCTGGTACGCCGCCCGCAGCGCGAATGTCTGGATGGTCACGGCCGAGCCCACCATGAGCAGCCCGCGCGCGCTGCTGGATGAGCTGGCGGAGCCGATCGGCGTGACCGAACGCGGACTGTCCAGCCAGAAGCTCTCCCGCGCGCTGGGCCGGCGGATGACCGGCAGCCAGGGCCTGGTGCTGATCGACGAGGCGCAGCACCTGACGAGCCAGACGCTCGACCAGCTGCGGATGTTCCACGACCAGGCGAACATCGGCATCGCGCTGCTGGGGAACGAACAGGTCTATGCCCGGCTGGAAGGCGGCACGCGCGCCGCACAGTTCGCGCAGCTGTTCTCCCGCGTGGGAATGCGCCTGCAGCGCCCGCGCGCGCTGAAGGGCGATGTCGAGAAGCTGCTCGACGCATGGGAAGTGACGGGCAAGGAGGAACGCGCGGTCCTGCAGGCCATCGCGAAGCGGCCGGGCGCGCTGCGCAACCTCACCAAGGTGCTGCGCATGGCGCACATGCTGGCGGGTGCCGAAGGCGCCGAGCGGCTGGCCGAACAGCATATCCGCATGGCGTGGGAGAGGCTGTCCTCCGGCGCGGCGCTGGGCGGGGAGGGCGCGTGATGGGCTACCCGACCGACAATCCGATGGATGGGCGCGGGGCCCGGCCCGACGACAACGACGGCGGCATCTACGCCGAAGGCAGCCGTGTCTGCATGCGCCCTGAGCGCACCGCATCTGGCGTGACCCTGGGCGGCACGCTCGCCGACTGCGCAACGGCCGCCACGGCGAAGGAAATCGCCCGTCGTTGCGCGGAGTTCCGGCCGCTGATGGACGCCCTTCGCGGCCTCGCGCAGTGGTGCGAGAGCCGCGCGCTCTACTCCGAGGAACTGCACGCCGCGATCGCCGCCGTCGCCCGCGCGGAGGACCGCTGATGCCCAGCCCCTTCGCCCAGATGGCCGACAACCTCGAAGACCTTTCCGCCATCTTCGAGGCCCGCCGCCGCCACGGCGGCGCCATCTCCGCCGGCCAGGCCGCGGCCGTGGCGGACGCGCTCAAGGCCAATGCCGAGCTCGCCCGCCTCGGCGAACGGCAGCGGGTCGCGCTGCTCACGCTGGCCGGCCGGCCGGTCGAGGACGGCGTCACCGTCGTCCTCGCGCCCTTCCAGGTGGTGGAAGGGGGCCGCGCATGATGCCCGCCCGCGAAAGCGCCATGTTGGCCGAGATCGACGCGCTGCGCGCCGAACTTGCCCAGCTGCGCCATCACGTCGCGCGCATCGGCGCCGGCGACATCGCCTCGCCGTCCATCCGCCGGCTTGCCGGCGCGGCGGCGGCGGAATTCGGCGTCACGGTGGAGCAGCTGCTGTCCTACCGCCGGATGCAGCGCTTCGTCATCCCGCGCCAGGTCGTGATGCACCTGGCGCACACGCGGCTGGAACACAGCCTGCCGCGCATCGGCGCTGCCCTGCAGCGCGACCATTCCACCGTCTTCCATGGGGTGCGGGCGCTGGCCGCGCGCCTCGAGACCGACCCCTGGCTGGCCCAGCGCGTGGAACGCGTCTGGGCCGCCGCGCAGCCCCCTTCGCCGGAGAACCCCGCATGAACGCCATCACCCGCACCAAGCGGCGCGCCGAAGCCGTGCCCGCCGCCCGCGACGCCGCCGAGGCCGACGCCTTCATCGCCCGCATCGGCGAATTGCAGCGCCAGGTGCTGCTGCACGAAGGTGCGCTCGCCGAAAGCATCGCGAAGGCCAAGGAAGCGACGGCCGCGATCGTCGCCGACCTGTCGGCCGAGATGGACCGCCTGACCCGCGGCCTGCAGATCTGGGCCGAGGCAAACCGCCACGCGCTGACCGATGGCGGGCGGACCAAGACCGTGAAGCTCGGCACCGGCACCATCGCGTGGCGCCTGGCGCCGCCGGCGGTGAAGCTCACGAAGCCCGCGGACGTGTTGGCCTGGCTGCTGGGGCACGAGCGGGAGGAATTCCTCCGCCGCAAGGTCGAGATCGACAAGGCCGCGATGCTGTCCATGGCCGACGCCGCGGCCACCATCCCCGGCGTGACCATCGCCAGCAGCGGCGAGGAATTCGTCATCGAGCCCGCCGGCGCGAAGGAGATCGGCTGATGTCCTGGACCCCTCTCAAGCCCCCGGCGGCGGCCAAGGGCGCCAATGCCGCGCCGATCACCGTCGGCTCCAGCGCCGGCGGCCGGCGGCTGCGGCCGCGGATCACCATCGTCATCCGCACGGGCGGGCTGGACGGCGCCGCCCTCCTGAAGCTGAGGGAAGGCGTGCAGGTTCTGGTCGGCGGCGGCAACCACGCGGGCCAGCTGCGGATCGAGCCGGGCGGGCCGTTCGTGCTGGCGGCGGCACCCGGCAGGGGCACCGCGCGTGCCACGCTGATGCTCCGCCTCGACCTGCCGCGCGGCGTCGAGGCGCTGGACCGCAAGCCCGAGCCGGTGGAATTCGACCACGGCGACGGCTGGATCGAGATCACCCTGCCGGACTGGGCGCGCGGAGCGCCCGCGCCCGCGCCCGTCGCCCAGGCCGCGCCGCCGGCCGCGCCCGCCAAGGCGCCCTATTCCCTGTCCGAACGCGTGCCCGACCCGGCCGCGCCGCTCCGCGGGGCGCGCCCGTGATGGAACAGGACCCGATCCGCGCCTTCGCCGCGCGCCTGGCGCGGGAAGCCTTCAACGCCGGCCTGCGCGCCGCCCGCCAGCCGATGGCCGAGCAGAACCGCGCCCGCACCGCGATGGAAACCCATACGCAGGACATGCTCGTCAGCGTATTGGACGACGCCGCGGCGCGGCTTTCGAAGGCGCTCGCGTCGTGATGCGCCGCGCCCTGGCCGCCGCCGCCTTCGTCGGCGCCATCCTGGCCCTCGCGCCGCCGGCGAGCGGGGAGAGGCTGCGCGTCATCGACGGCGACACCATCGCCGTCGGCGGCACCACCATCCGCATCATCGGCCTGGATGCTCCGGAACTGCGCGGCGCCTGCCCGGCGGAAATCCGGCTGGCGCGGCGGGCGCAGGCGCGGCTCGTGCAGCTGCTCGGCGCCGGCCACCAGGTCGAACGCCGCGGGCGCGACCGCTACGGCCGCACGCTGGCCGTGGTGCGGGACGCGCGCGGGCGGGACGTCGCGCCCGTCATGATCCGGGAAGGGCTGGCCCGCCCCTACAACGGCCGCGGCCCGCGCGGCGGGTGGTGCCCGTGAACACGCCCGAACAGGTCGAACTGGCCGAGATGATCGCCGGCGTGCAGGATGCGATCGACAGCCATGTCCGGTCCGGCCAGGCGCGTGCCGGGCGCGTTTCCTTCAGCCCGGTGCTGCACAAGCGCCAGCTGGACCGCCTGCGCGCGGTGCAGCAGCTGCTGAAGAACCTTCGCGACGCGGGGGAACAGCAGCCGTGAACGCGCTGGCCCCCCGCCTCGGCGCCATGGCGCCCGACCTCGCGCAGATCGAGGGCGTGATCCTGCTGATCGAGGACGGCGCGCGCGCGTCGCGCGCCCTCGACGCCGCGGTGTTCGAGGCGATGGGCTGGCATGTCACCCGCGCCAGCGTGACCGACCCGCGGCGGTCCTGGACGGTTCTGAGCCCGCTCTCGACCGCCGCCTTGCCGCTACCGCGCGTCAGCAAGCGCATCGACTGCGCGCGCGCCCTGCTGCCGGCCGGGTGGGACTGGGGCGTGGGGGAACGGCGCGGCCGGGCGCAGGCGTGGTGCGCCAGCGGCCACGCGCAGGGCCACCCGGCCCTTCTGTGGTTCGAAGGCCTCGGCGCATCGCCGGCGCTGGCGCTGACCAAGGTGGCGCTGCACGCGCAGCGCGCGCTGCTCGCGCGGCGCGCGGCCGTGGCGGTGGAAAGCCGCGTCGGCTGCGAATGCGGCTGGACCGGCCCGCTGGGCGCGCTGCGCGCCCGCGCCGGCAGCGCCGCCATGTTCTGCCCCGATTGCGACCGCCCGGTCCGGAGGATCGCCTGATGCAGCGCAGCCTGTTCCCGAAGGACGGCCTGCCGGCCCGGCTGAGAGCTGATTTCGAGGCGTTCTGGAACGCCTATCCGCCGCGCCGCCCGAACCCGCGCGCCCTGGCGGAAACCGCCTTCGCGAAGGCCGTGCAGGCCGGCGCCGAACCCGCCGCGCTGGTCCGCGCGGCCGAGGCCTACCAAGCCGAGGTCCGCAAGCTCGCCATCGGCCAGGACTTCGTCGTGCATGCCGCGACTTTCCTCCGCCAGCGGCGGTGGGAAGACTACGTGCGGGATCCGGTGGCGGAAGCACCGGCGACCGCGGCCGAGCCCGACCACGAATTGTGGCCGGCGCTGCGCGGGCGGCTCAGCCCTGCCGATTTCCGCGCCTGGATCGCGCCGCTGGCCGTGATCTCCCTGACCGAGGCGGAAGCGGCGCTGCTGCTGGCGCCATCGCGCTTCCACCGCGACTACGTGCGCCAGCACCACCTGGTGGTGCTGAAGGCGGCGCTGCGCGTGAAGGTCCTCGACATCGACGTGGCGGGGGACATCCGGCCATGAAGACCGCGCCCGATCGTCGCGCCGGAGGCGCGCAGCCGGACCGCCGCTCCATGATCGCGAAGATCCACCTGGCGCGGAAGCAGCTGGCCCTGACCGAGGACAGCTACCGCGACATCCTCCACCGCGTCACGGGGCTGCGCAGCTCGGGCGACATGCGCGCCGACCAGCTCGATGCCGTGCTGCGGGAATTCGCGCGTCTGGGCTGGAAGCCCAAGCCCGTGCGCAAGCTGAGCGAGAAGCCGCAGATCCGCATGATCCACGCGGTGTGGAAGGACATCGTGGCGCTGGGCGGCGCCGAGGCCGCTGGCCTGCGCGCCTTCGTCCGCCGCCAGACCCGCACCGAGGACCACCCGGACGGCATCGACAGCCCGGAATTCCTGGATGCGCCGATGGCGGCGCGCGTGCTGGAAGGGCTGAAGGGCTGGCGCGCGCGGCTGCGGCGGGGTGCGGCGTGATGCGGCCCGCGCGCCCCAACACTCACCTGGCGGAAGTGCAGTCCTACCTGACGCGCCTGGCCAAGGAAGGGCGGGACATGCCGTCGATGCCCAAGGTGGCGGACGACCTGGCCATGACGGCATCGAACCTGCGCGCGCTGCTGGAGGAAGGCGTGGGCCGCGGCCTCTGGAAGATCGTGCGCGGGGATGCCGGCATCCTTTCGATCTACGAGCCCGGCGGCGGCTGGCTGCTGAACGGCCCGGCGGCGACGCGGCGGGCGCAGCCGAAGCTGCCGCCGCGTCGCTGCCTGCGCTGCCGCGGGGCCTTCACGCCGGAACACCGGACGAACTTCCTGTGCACCCCGTGCGGGATCTACGCCGAGAGGGTCGGGTGATGTCCTACCGCGCCTGGCGTGCCCGGCGGCGGGAACGGCAGTGGCGCCGGCTGCTGGCCGGGCTGCCGCACGAGCTGCGCGTGTTCATTGTGCTGGTGTTGAGGGCGGAGCGGTGAGGTCAGCGGCGCTGCAGATCGCGCGTCGCGTCGCGCTCCATCTGAACGCACGCGTTCAGCATGGCGTAACTGTTCATCCGAAGCGCCTCCTGCTGCCCGAGGCAGGTGCGGCGTGCCGCCGGTGCGGCTCCTGGCCAATCGCGCCGAAGGAGTGTCGCCGATCGGCGCTCCTGATCGACGCATGCCCGCAGCAGCACGGCGCTTTCGGTTGCGAGGATGCGGTTCTGGCGGTCGCAATGCGCGCGCATGTCCCACTCAGGGAAGGCTGGACCTTCCTGCGCCGACGCGGCGGAACCAAACAACAGGAAGGCGAGGGTGGTCATGCGAAGCATTGCGGTTGTCCCGGTCGTGGCAACCCGATCTTCACCGCACCCGCCGGGGACAATGCAAGCATCTTGACCCGGCGCGGGTGGATGGCGCAGTTTCGGCGGGCTGTTGAGACGGGCTTGGAAACCCCCTCGACGGTGCTGATCACAGGCGCCTCCCCGCGTGATGGGGGTCCCGAAAAACTTCCGGGTGGCGCACGGGTATGTCCGAAGGTAGGGCGCGAGCCCGGCCCAAAGTCGTGCGCGGCTGTTCCTGTGGCAGCTTTCCAACACCCGGGAGACTTCGGTCCCCCAGACACAGGAGAACCGCCCCATGGGCGACCCGACTTCCCTCATCGACGTGCCGGTGCACCGGCATACCCTGTTCGTCGCGGACGATGTGCGTCGCCCGCTGGTTCCGATCCGGCCGATCTGCACCGTGCTCGGGATCGACTTCAAGGTGCAGCACCGCAAGCTGGTGGCGCACCCGACTTTCGCCCCAACCGTGGTCATGGTGACCACGGTTGCGGCCGACGAGAAGCAGCGCGACATGGTCTGCATGCCGGCCGACCTGATCATGGGCTGGCTCATGACCATCCACCCCGACAGGGTGGCGCCGAAGGTGCGGGACACCCTCATCGCGTTCCAGCGGGATGCTTCGCGGCTGCTGCACGAGGCATGGCTGGCGCAGCGGGTTGGGCTGCCCCGCGCTGTGCAGGCGGGGCGGCAGCCCAGCTTGTTCGACCAGGCGGTGCGGCCCGCCGACTGGCTCACCCTGCCTTCGGTGCAGGAGGCTGCCATGCTGATCAACGAAGCGAAGCTGGCGGCCGACGCGGGGCGTGCCGAGCGGATGATGCTCCGCCGCCGCGCCCGCAAACTTGGGCGGCAGTCCGGCCTCAGCCTCCCGGACCTCGACGTCCTGTCACGGCTGGCGTTCTTCCCGGAGAAGCCCGCCAACGAACAGCCCCGCCTGTTCGATGCCTAACGGCCTGCAGGCGCCCCGCCACGACCCGGAGGGCCGCCTCCGGCAAGCGGCGGACATGCTCGACACCCTGGGCAGCCTCATTGGCCAGGCTGACGACCTCGACCTCTGCGGCCGGGATGGCCTCGCGGCCCTCCTCGACCTGCTCGCCGAGCAGGTCGAGGCGGCCGCTGAGGCAATCGAGCGCCCGCGTTCCGCCTGACGGCAGGGGGGCGGCATGACGCCGCCGCCCCCCGCCGAACTCGCCTGGCTCACGGACATCATCGGCGCCGACGCCACGCGCCAACTGATCGAGCAACACGCCGGCACGCGCGTCTATGTGCCGAAGGACGTGAACCAGGGCTCCGCCGCCCGCCTCGGCATTTCGCTGCCCGCCGCGCGCGCCCTGGCCGCCCGCTATGGCGGGGAGCACATCCTGGTCCCCATCGCGCGCGCCTGGCGCGTGCGCCTGTATCGCGTCGCGGGCCTGACCTATCCGGCCATCGCCAGGCGCCTCGGCATCACGGAACGCGCCGTCGGCCGCATCCTGACCGATGCGCGCATGACGCAGCAGCAGCCCGACCTCTTCGCCTGACGCCGGGCGGACATCCGTCCGCATGAACTGCACTCCGCGCGCGCGCGTAGCGTGTGCGCATGAACGCACCGGCCACCACCGCCCTGCTGCCGCGCGACCATGCCCGCATGCAGGGCGTCCACCCGGATCTGATCCGCGTGGTGGAACTCGCCCGCACGCGCGTGCCCTTCATCGTGACCGAAGGGCTGCGCACCCGCGAACGCCAGGTGCTGCTGGTGGAACGCGGCGCGTCCCGCACCATGAATTCCCGCCACCTGACCGGCCATGCCGTGGACCTCGCCTACTGGCTGGATGACGGGGACGGCGTGCCCGAGAATGGCGAAATCCGCTGGGACTGGCCGCTCTATGCCCGTCTGGGCGAAGCGGTGAAGCAGGCGGCGCGGGAACTCGGCGTGGCCATCGTGTGGGGCGGGGACTGGCAGTCCTTCCGCGACGGCCCGCATTTCGAACTCGACCGGAGGGTCTACCCATGACGCCCGGCCTGTCCCACGCGCTGATCGGCCTGGCCATCTGGGGCGCGGTCACGCTGCTGGCGCTGCCCGTCCTGCCAGCCTCGGCGGCCGTGCTGGGCGTGGCCGCCGCCGCCTTTTTCTACATCGGGCGCGAGCGCCGCCAGTCGGAGGAATTCTTCGGCTCCAACCGCATTCCGCCGTGGCGCTGGCGCCCGCGCGCCTTCCGCGACATGGCCTGGCCGATCGGCGCCGCGCTGGCCGCCGCCGCCCTGGCCTCGGTCGCGAGCCGCATCGGCGGCGCGCTGCTGGTCGACGCGGTGCTGTCGTGATGCTGCCGAAATCCAGCCGCACCTTCAGCCGCTTCAGCGTCATCGCGAATTGCGTGGCGGCCTGGGCGGTCATCTTCTTCGCGGTGATGCGCGGGGAAGGCACCGCCGCCATCGTCGTGCCGGCGGCCATGACGCTGATCGCGTGGCTCATCGGCGGCTACATGGGCGTGGGCGCGGTGGACTTCCGCACCGCGACCTCGGCCGCCACGGCCCGGCCGCCGGCGCCGCCGGCATGACCGTCGCGGCCCTGCTGTTCGCGCTGCCCTACGCCCTGGTCTGCGGGCTGCTGTGGCGCATCCGCGGCGGCGCGTGGGAAAGCCTGCTGGGCCTGCCGCCGCGCACCACCGTCGCGCGGCTGGTCACCGCCGCCATCATGGCCTTCCCGCTGCTGGCCTTCACCTGGTGGGCGCCGGCCTTCGCGGCGGCGCTCTATCTCGGCATGGCCATGGCCGGCTGGGGCGGGCAGATGGACATCGGGCGCATCGGCGGCACCCGCTGGGGTGATGCCGTCGGCATGTCGGGCTGGGGCGTCGTCGCTGTCACGCCTGCCGCCGTGCTGGCCTGGGGCCTTGGCTATCCGGGGCTGGCGCTGCAGGCGGCCGGCCTGCTGTTCGGGCCGGTCTACGCCCTGGCCTGGCACCTGCCGCGCCTGCCGCGCCTGCCGCGCCTGCGGGGCGTGGCCGAGGGCCCGACCGAATGGGCGGAGATTGTCTGCGGCGCGGCCATCGGCTTCGGCCTGGTGGTGGTGCTGGCATGATCGCGAAGATCCTCGGCCCCGCGCTGCCCTACATCGCCGGTGCCGTGCTGGCCGTCGCGCTGGCGCTCGGCGCCGCGTGGCAGGTGCAGTCCTGGCGGCTGGCTTCCGCCCAGGCCGAGGCCACGAGGCTGCGCGCGCAGCTGACCGACGCCGAAGCCGCGATCGTGGCCCGCAACGGCGTCGTGAAGGCGCTCGAAACCCAGGCCCGCGCCGCGGCCGAGGTCGCGGCCCGCATCGAACCCATCCGGAGGGCCGTCCATGCCGCGCCTTCGTCTGCCGCCTGCGTTGCCAGCCCTGCTGTCCGTGCTGGCCTTGACCGCCTGCGCGCCGGCCGCGCCGCAGCCGCAGGCACTGTCCCTCGCGCCCAGCCTGCTGGCGTGCCGGGAGGAACCGCCGGTGGCTGAATTCCCGAACGACGCCGCCTTCATGGGCTGGGTTCTGGACGTGATCGAGGCCGGGGAGGATTGCCGCGGGCGCCTGGCGCGCGTGCGGGAAATGATCGGCGGGGGCGCCCGCTGATGCCTGACTACATGGACCGCGCGCAGGAGATGGAGGAACGGGAACGCGCCGCGGCGCTCGCCCGCATCCGCGCGCGCATTGCCGCCACGACGCCCGCGCCACCCCCGCCGCCGGCCGACCAGCAGGAGACGGACGCGTGATCAGCTTCGAGTGGAAGGACATGGCGTGGATCGCGGGCGTCAGCGTGGCTGTGGGCGGCCTGCTGCTGGCGTTCCTGCGCTTCAAGCTCGCGGGGGATTTCGCATCGAAGGCGGACGTGTCGACCCTGACAGGGAGGACCACGGCCATGGAACAGCGGCTGGCCACCATGCCGAACCATGAAGACCTGCGCGCCCTGCAGGGCCGCATCGGCGCGCTGGAACGGGAAGTCGCGGTGGTTGGCGAACGGCTCGGCGGCGTGACCGAGATCCTGAAGCGCGTCGAACACCAGACGCAGCTGCTCGTGCACCACCAGCTGCGCGAAGGGGAGCGCTGATGAGCCTGTCCCGTATCCTGACCGAGGACCGGCGCCTGACCGTGCTGCGCACCCTGGCCGAGGGCGCCGACAACACGGTCAATGAATTCGTGCTGCGCCGCGCGCTGTCCGCGATGGGCCATGAAGTCGCGTTCGAGACGCTGCGGATGGACCTCCGCTGGCTCGAGGAACAGCGGCTGGTGACGGTGGAACGCATCGGCGCGGGCGACGGCGTCTGGGTCGCGACCGGCAGCGAGGACGGCGTGAAGGTCGCGCGCGGCAAGCCGCATGCGGGCGTGGCGCGCCCGATGACGCCCTGACATGGCCCGCCCTTCCTCCATCGACCGGCTGGAACCCGAAATCCGGGAAGCGATCGGCCGCCTGCGCCAGCACGGCAAGACGCTGGACGAGATCCTCGACCACCTGCGCGGCATGGAGATCGAGGTCAGCCGCAGCGCGCTCGGCCGCCACGTCCAGGCGATGGAGAAGGTGGGCGAGCGTCTGCGCCGGTCGCGCGCGGTGTCGGAGGCGCTGGTCCGCCAGCTCGGCGACGCGCCGGAAAGCAAGACCGCCCGCCTGAACATCGAGATGATGCACAGCTTCGTCTTCGACTTCCTGGCCAGCGCCGAGGATGCCGAGGGGGAGGAAGGCGCCGCAGCCAAGGCGATGATGCGCGACCCGAAGGCCATGTCCCTGTTCGCCGAGAGCGTGCAGCGCCTGACGCAAGCCAGCCGCACGAACGCCGACTTCGTGGCGAAGGTGGAAGACCGTGCCATGGCCCGCGCCAAGGCCGGCGCCGCCAAGGCCGCCGAGGCCGCGGCGCGCGCGCAGGGGCTGAGCGCGGAGACGATCGCGACGATCAAGGCCAGCATCCTGGGGGTGAAGGCGTGAAGGGCCGCGGGACGATTGCCGTCACCACCGAGAACGACCTGGTGCACCTGGTCGTGACCGCCGGCGGCCGCCCCGTGACCGTCATCCTGCCAGCCGACCAGGCGCGCGAGCTGTCCCGCATGATCCGCAACGCCGCTGACTTCGCGGACGCCGCCACCATGGGCACGCCACAGGGGACGGCCTGACCATGACCGCCGTCCTGGGCGCCATGCTGTTCTGCCTCGGTGTGATGGCCGGCCTGGCGCTCGGCTTCCTGATGCTGCTGCTGGCGCTGGAGGGCGAGCCATGAGCGCCGCCCTCGCCACCGCGCCCCCCGGCATGCCCGCCGATGGCGTGCTGCTGCCCTATCAGCGCGACCTGGTGGCGACGGTCGGCACCCATGCCGTCACGGTCTATGAGAAGTCCCGCCGCATCGGCGCCACCTGGGGCGTGGGCGCGCAGGCCGTGCTGACCTCCGGCGCCGCGCGCGCTGAGGGCGGCATGGACACGCTCTACATCGGCTACAACCTCGACATGGCGCGGGAATTCATCGACGTCTGCGCCATGTGGGCGCGGTCCTTCGGCCTCGCGGCCGGGGAGGTCGGGGACTTCCTGTTCCAGGACCAGGCCGAGAAGGGCGTCGACCGCCACATCCAGGCCTTCCGCATCACCTTCGCCAGCGGCTTCGAGATCGTGGCGCTGGCATCCCGCCCGCGGTCGCTGCGCGGCCGGCAGGGCTTCGTCATCATCGACGAAGCCGCCTTCCACGACGCGCTCGCCGAACTGCTGAAGGCCGCGCTAGCGCTTCTGATCTGGGGCGGGCGCATCCTGGTCGTGTCCACCCACGACGGCGCCGAGAACCCCTTCGCCGAGCTGGTCAACGACATCCGCTCCGGCCGCAGGCCCTATGCCCTGCTGCGCACCACCTTCGACGAGGCTTGCGAGCAGGGCCTTTATCGCCGCGTCTGCCTGAAGCTCGGCAAGCCCTGGACGGAAGCGGGGGAGGATGAATGGCGCGCCGGCATCCGCGCCTTCTACGGCGACGGCGCGGCCGAGGAACTGGACGTCATCCCCCGCGCTGGCTCCGGCCGGTTCCTGCCGCTGCACCTGATCGAAGCCCGCGCCAGTCGCGACATCCCGGTGCTGCGCTGGGCCTGCGACGACGCCTTCGTGCACCTGCCCGACCACCAGCGAACCGCCGCCGCGCTCGAGTGGTGCGAGGAAGCGCTGCTGCCCCACCTCATGGAGTTGGACCCGCTGTGGCGGTCCGCCTTCGGGCTGGACTTCGCGCGCGTGGGCGACCTGTCGGTCCTCTGGCCGCTGCAGGTGCGCCCGGACCTGACCCGCGCCACGCCCTTCACGGTCGAGATGCGCAACGTGCCCTTCGACCAGCAGCGGGAAGTGGTGTTCTACGTGGCGGACCGGATGCCGCGCCTGTCCGCCGGCGCGCTCGACCGCACCGGCAATGGCGCCTACCTGGCCGAGAAGGTGGTGCAGCGCTACGGCGCCCATCGGATCGAGGGCATCCACCTCAGCGAGGGCTGGTATCGCGACCACATGCCCAAGCTGAAGGCGGCGTTCGAGGACGCGGCCTTCGACATCCCCGCCGATGCCGCGGTGGTCGAGGATTTCCGCGCGATCGAGATGGTGCGCGGCGTCGCGCGGATCATGGACCGCCGGTCCGCCGCCCGCGGCGAGGACAAGGACAAGTCCGGCGGCCAGCGCCACGGGGACGCGGCGATCGCCGCCGTGCTCGCGATCTACGCCGCCGGCCGCGACCCCGGCGATTTCCGGCACCGCACCGTGCCGCGCCGCGACCCCTTCGCGCTGCCCGACGACGGCACCCTGCTGGGCATGCAGCCCTACGGGCCGGTTTCCACCTATCTCGGCTGAGGCGAACCCATGAGCGGCACCCGCCTACCCCCGAACCTGGCCGAAGAAGTCGCGACCTTCGAGCGCGACTTCACCGCCCTGTTCTACGGCTACACCATGGCCTCGCGGGACGACATCCTGCTCACGCGCGGCGGCGGGAAGGGCGTCGGCATCTACCAGGACCTGGCGCGGGACGGGCACACCGGGTCGGTCCTGCGCAAGCGCCGCCAGGCGGTGGTCGCGCGCGAATGGACCATCGAGGCGGGCGGAGAGGCGCCGGCGGACCTGCTGGCGGCCGAGCTCGCCCGCGTCGCGCTGAAGCGGATCCGCTTCGACCGCGCCTGCCAGGGGCTGCTCGGCGCCGTGCTGACCGGCATCGCGGTCGCGGAGGTCATGTGGGAAGCCGCTGAGATCGAGGTGGACGGCCAGCGCCGCGCCTGGATCGTCCCGTCCGACATCCGCGTCCGCAACCCGCGCCGCTTCGCCTTCGACCGGGAAGGCGCGCTCCGGCTCCTCACGCGCGAACGGCGCATGGACGGCATCGCCGTGCCCGATCGCAAGTTCCTGCTGGTCCGCTATTGGGCCGAGGAAAACGAGGACGCCTACGGCCGCGGCCTCGGCCACGACCTGTTCTGGCCGGTCTTCTTCAAGCGCAACGGCGTGGCGCTTTGGAACGCGCTGATCGAGAAGTTCGGCCAGCCCTTCGTCTATGCCGAATACCCGCAGGGTACGTCGGACGGCGATGTCGACCGCCTGGTGGACATGATCCAGGGCATCGCCCGCGGCGGCGGCCTCGCGGTCCCGTCCGGCACGCTGCTGAAGGTGCTGGAGGCGTCCAAGGCCGGCAACGCCGACATGCATGAGAAGCTGGTCGCGGCCATGAACGCCGAGATCAGCAAGATCGTGCTGGGCGAAACGCTCACCACCGAGATGGGTGCCAACGGCGCCCGCGCCGCCAGCGAGACGCACAACGACGTCCGGCAGGAACTGGCCGACGCCGATGCGGACCTGCTGTCCGCCGAGCTCAACGAAAGCCTGCTGGCCTGGCTGACGGACCTGAACCTGCCCGGCGCCGCGCCGCCCACGATCTGGCGCCGCGCACCGGAGGAACCCGACCTGGTCGCCAGCGCGGCGCTGGATGAGAAGCTGTTCAAGATCGGCTGGGAGCCGACTGAGGAACTGGTCGCGGAACGCTACGGCCCCGGCTATCGCCGCATCGCCACGCGCCCGCCGCCGCCGGAACCGGAGGCCGCTCCGCCCGCCCCGCCCCCCGACTTCGCCGAGCCGCCTACCGCCACGACCGACGCCCTGGCCGACCGCCTGGCGCGCGACGCCGCCGGCGCCCAGGCCGGCATGCTCGCCGCCATCCGCGCCGAGGTCGGGGCCGCGACGGACTTCGCGGATCTCGAGACCCGCCTGCTGCGCCTGTCTGCCGCCATGCCCGTCGGCCCGCTGGTGGAAGCCCTGACGCCCGCCCTGATGGTCGCGCACCTGGCCGGCCGGTCGGACGTGCAGGACGAGACCGCGGCCAGCCCGTGAGCGGGTCGATCGACGCGCTGAGCCTGCCGCCCGAACGGGCGATCGCCTTCTTCCGTCAGAAGGTGAACACGCCGACGCATGCGTGGGATGACCTGCGTCACGGCGCGCATGCCCGTGCCTGGTCGGTCGCCGGCGTGCAGGCGCAGGACATGCTGGCCGACATCCGCGCCGCCATGGACAAGGCCATCGCGCAGGGCACGACGCTGGCGGAATTCCGGAAGGACATCGGCCCGCTGCTCGGCCGCCTGGGGTGGGACGAGCGCGGCGCGCAGTATGTCGCCTGGCGCACCCGAACGGTCTACGAGACCAACATGCGCACCGCCTACGCCGCTGGCCGCTATGCCGAGATGACGCAGCCGGACGTCCTGGCCGCGCGCCCCTTCTGGCGGTACCGGCACAGCGGCAAGAAGGACTTCCGGCAGGAACACAAGGACTGGGACGGCCTTGTCATCCGCGCCGACGACGACTTCTGGAAGACGCACTTCCCGCCGAACGGGTGGGGCTGCGGCTGCTACGTGCAGTCGCTCGGGCCGCGGGATCTGCGGCGGCTGGGGAAGGACGGGCCGGACGAACCGCCGCTGACCGGCACGCGCCCGGTGCGGGATCCGCGCACGGGGGAGACGCAGGCCGTGCCGGCCGGGATCGACCCGGGGTGGGATTACTCGGTCGGGCGGTCGTGGCTGGATGGGGTGGTGCCGCCACGGCTCGCCGAGCCGCTGCAGCCCTATCGCGGCAATGCCCTTCGTCCGTCCGGCCAACGACCCGCTGACCTGCCGCCGATGCCGCCGGCTCGTCCTTCTGGAGCTTTGCCGCCGGCTTCCGAGACGCCGGAGCCCGACGCCGCGATCGACGCCTTCCTTGCCGCCTTCGGCGCCGCGCGGGACCGGGCCGCCGTTTTCCGCGACGTGCAGGGGACCCGCATCACCATCAGCCGCGACCTGTTCCTCGGCGCGGACGGCGGACTGAAGCCGGACCCACAGCGCTTTCGGTTCCTGCCTCGCTTGGCGGAGGCGCTTCGCGACCCGGACGAGATCTGGCTCGACTGGGCGGAAACGCGCGCGGGCGGCGTGGTGCTTCGGCGGCGCTACCTGCGGCGCTTCGCCGGTGCAGCGGCCGGCCTGGCCGTGATGGAATGGACAGGCGCGGGGTGGGTGGGCACCACGCTGATGGCCGCCCGCGCCATCGCGTATCTGGAAAAGCAAAGGTCCGGGGTGCTGCTGTATGCCCGGCAGCCGGATCCGGAAAATGAATGAGGGGCTCCGCCAACCAGGCCCCTCGGCGCCGCCGATGTTGACGAGGGCTGGCCTCCCTGCAAGCGGTCGCGGCGTGCAGGATAGCGGCCCGGGCGCGCCGCCTCAAGGAAACCCGGCATGACGGGCGTGCGGATCACCATCACGGACGACGAGCTCCGCCGCGCCATCGCCGGCCTGGCCCGCATCGCGCGCGACCCCGGCCCGGTGCTCGAGGAAGTGGGGGAGGCGCTGCTGTTCTCCACCACGGAACGCCAGCGTGCCGGCCGCGCGCCCGACGGCAGCCCCTGGCCGGCGCTGAACCCGCAGTACCGGGCCGACAAGTCGAACAGCGAGATGCTGCGCGAAAGCGGCCGCCTGATGGGCAGCCTGTCCCGCCAGGTGCGTGGGCGGCGGCTCCGCTTCGGCACGAATGTCGAATACGCCGCCATCCACCAGTTCGGCGGCACCATCCGCGCCAAGGGCGGCGGACGGCTGGCTTTCTTCCTGGGCGGCCAGCTGCAGCGCCCGACCGAGGTCACGATCCCCGCGCGCCCGTTCCTCGGCATCTCGGCCGAGGACCGGGAGGAGATCGTGGAGATCTTCCGCGAGCACGCGCAGCGCGCCATGGGCGCCTCGTGAGCGGGGTCGCGCCAGAACGCGCCAGGACGGCTTCCAGGCCCCGGCCGCACCATCCGGCCACCCGCGCCGCGAAAACCCGCGTAGCCCCCCTCTTAGCGGCTCTTATTCGCTCTTAATCCGAGGGGCTCCATCGCCGTCCCCCGCGCGCGCGGGGCAAGGCGACGTGCGGACGCCTGTCGGCATGAATTCGCACCCCCCGCGGCGCGCACTCTGCGCGCCGATGAAGCCGCTCCACATCTTCCGCGCCGGGCGTCATGCGCCCATGGCTGGCGACCCCCTCGACTTCGGCGAGGCAGACATCGCCGCCATGGCCGCCGCCTACGACCCTGCGCTGCTGGAAGCGCCGCTGGTCGTGGGCCACCCCGCGACCGACGCACCCGCCTATGGCTGGGTGGGCGCGCTGCAGGCCAAGGGCGGCGACCTGGTCGCCGAGCCCCGGCAGGTCGAGCCCGCCTTCGCCGAGCTTGTCCAGGCCGGCCGCTTCAAGCGCCTGTCTGCGTCCTTCTACCCGCCGCAGCACGCGCGCAACCCGAAGCCCGGCGCCTACTACCTGAAGCATGTCGGCTTCCTGGGCGCCGCCGCGCCGGCGGTGAAGGGCCTGAAGCCCATCGCCTTCGCGGATGACGAGGACGTCGTCACGCTCGAATTCGCGGCCGATGCCGTCTCCCCCTGGCGCATGTCCTGGCTGCTGGGCGACATCGGCGCCCTGTTCCGCGGCGTGCGGGATTGGATGGTGGCCGAGAAGGGTGTGGAGGAAGCCGACCGCATCCTGCCGTCCGCCACCGTCGCGCGCATCGCGGACGAGGCTGCGCGCATCCAGGGCGAGGCCGATGGCGCCGCCCGGGCCGCCGCCATCGAGGCGCCGCCCAGCTTTTCCGAACCCGACCCGCCGCAGGAGGACCACCAGGTGGATGACACCGCTGCCGAGCGCCAGGCCGCGCTTGAAGCGCGCGAGCGCGAGCTCGCCGAACGCGAGGCCGCCATAGCGGCCCGCGAGGCCGAGGCCCGTGCGGCCGAAACCGCCGCCTTCGTCGAGGGCCTGGTGAAGGAAGCGCGGATCCCGCGCGGCCTCGTTCCGCGCATCCTGGCCTTCGCCGCCGCGCTGCCGATGGAAGGCGAGGTTTCCTTCGCCGAGGGCGAGGCGCAGGTGAAGGAAGCGCCCGGCGCGGCCTTCCGCGCGCTGCTGTCCGCCATGCCGCCGCGCGTCGAGTTCGGAGAGATCGCCAAGCCCGGCGCCACCGAATTCGCCGCCGACGATCCGACCGCCATCGCCGACGCTGCTCGCGCCCACCAGGCCGAGCAGGCGAAGGCCGGCGTCAGCGTCTCGATGGCCGAGGCCGTCCACCACGTCACCGACCGGAGGATCTCCGCGTGAGCAACCCGCTTCTGTTCAAGGCCTTCACGGCGGGCGGCACGATCGCGCCCTACCGCCTGGTGAAGTTCTCCGCCGCCGAAACCGTGGTGCAGTCCGCCGCGGTGGGCGACTTCCATGTCGGCGTCAACACCGACCTCACCGCCGCCTCGGGCGAGCGGGTGGAGGTGGTGACCCACGGCATCGCCTATGTCGAAGCCGGCGCGGCCGTCACGGTCGGCGTGCTGGTCACGTCCGACGCAAGCGGGCGCGGCGTTGCCGCTGCGCCGGCGGCGGGCACGAACAACCGCATCATCGGCATCGCCATGGAGGCCGCTGCGGCCGCCGGCGACATCATCCGCGTCCTGCTGAGCCCCGGCTCGGTCCAGGGCTGATCCGGGAGCACCTGACCCATGGCCACCACCGCCTTTCCCGTGAACCCGGCGCTGACCGCCATCGCGATCGGCTACAAGAACCGGGATGTCGACCTGATCGCCGATGCCGTGCTGCCGCGCGTCATGACCGCGAAGAAGTTCAAGTGGACGCTCTATCCGGCGGCCGATGCCTACACCGTGCCGCCCACGCGCGTCGCGCGCCGGGCCGAGCCCACGGTGGTCGAATTCGGCGGCACTGAGCAGACCGACGAGACGCTCGACTACGGCATCGACGACATCATCCCGAACGATGAGGTCGAGGCCTGGGCGTCGATGCCGCGCCCCGCCTCGGGCGGCCCGGTCTCCCCGCAGGCGAAGTCCACCGGCCTCGTCTCCGGCCTGATCATGCTGGATCGTGAGGTCCGTGTTGCCGGCCAGGTCTTCAATGCCGCGACCTATCCGGTGGGCAACAAGGTCACGCTGTCCGGCGCGTCGCAGTGGTCGGACTTCGCGGGCTCCAACCCGGTCGACGCCATCCTCGGCGCGCTGGATGTGCCGCTGTTCCGCCCGAACACCCTGGTCTTCGGCCAGTCGGTGTGGACCAAGCTGCGCCAGCACCCGAAGATGGTCTCGGCCATCCTCGGCAACGACGTGCCGTCGGGCGCGGTCACGCGCGAACAGGTCGCGGCCTTCTTCGAGGTCTCCCGCGTCGTGGTCGGCGCCGGGTTCGTGAACACCGCGCGCAAGGGCCAGGCGGCCACGATGGCGCGGGTGTGGGGCAAGCACGCTGCCGCGCTGTTCGTCAGCCAGGATGCGGCCGATGCCGACCAGCCCACCTTCGGCTTCACGGCCCAGTGGGGCACGCGCATCGCCGGCGAGATGCCGGAGCCGAAGATGGGCCTGCGCGGGTCGGTCCGTGTCCGCGTGGGCGAGAGCGTGAAGGAGATCATCTCCGCCGCCTCCGCCGGCTACTTCTTCGAAAACGCGATCGCCTGACCATGGACGGCGCATCCCCCACCATCCGCATCCGCGCGCTCCGCGACCTGGACGTCGACAACGTCCGGATCGTGGGGGGCTCGGAAGCCGACATCCGGCGCGAGCTGGTGGCCGACCTGGTCGCCATTGGTGCGGTGGATGACGAGGTCGAGGTATCGGAGGGCAAGGCGGCCGACGCGACCGGCGACGGCGCCGCCGCCCACGAAGCCCAGCCGGCGGCGCCGGCCGAAGCCGAGGTCTCCGTGGGGGAGGACACGGCCGAGGCCGCGCCGCCGGCTGCGCGCCGCGCGAAGAAGCGCTGAGAGCCCTCTGAATGCCTGCCTACTGCACCCCTCAGAACCTGATCGACCGTGTCGGGGAAGCCGAAGTCGCGCAGCTCGCGCCCCTCTCCCCCGGCATGATCGACACGGCCAAGGTGCAGCGGGCGTGCGACGACGCCGGCGACCTGGTGGACGGCTACCTCCGCAAGCGCCACACCCTGCCGCTGACCGCCGTGCCGTCCATCCTGACCAAGTTCTCGGTCGCGATCGCGCGGTATGAGCTGCACCTCGGCGGGGACCGCCAGCCGACCGACCAGGTCCGCCGCGACCGCGACGACGCGCTGGCCTGGCTGAAGGACGTGGCGAACGGCAAGGCCGACCTGCCGCCGGACGCGCTGGGCGCCGAGCCGGCCGAGGATGCCACCGCCGTGCGCGGCAGCAAGGGCACCCCCGGCATCACCGAAGCCGACCTCGCGGCCTATCGCGGGGGCGTGCTGTGATCGCCGCGATCGAGGACGCCATCATCGCCCGCCTGGGGGCCGCCTTCGCCGGCCGCGTGCGGGAAGTGGACCACAAGCCCGCCAAGCTGGACGCGGACGAACTGAACCGCATCCTGACCGTGGCCCCCGCGGCCTATGTCGCCATGCTCGGCTGGCAGCGGGCCGAGCGGCCGGAAGGGACCATCGCCCTGTCGTGGGGCGTCTATCTCATCGCGGCGAACGCGTCGGGGGAACGCGCCCGCCGGCGCGGGGATGCCGCGACCATCGGCGCCTACGAAATGGCGATCACCGCCGCCGCATCGCTGGAACGCTGGGTCCCGCCTGGCGCCGCCGGTCCCGTCGAGGTCCGGTCCTGCGAGAACCTGTTCGGCGCCGCCTTCGAGAAGGCAGGCCGCACCGTGTACGGCATCGTGCTCGACCTGCCGGCAAAGCTGCAGGACGTGCTGGCCGTGCCGGGCGAGCCCACCCCCGGCGACTTCATCACCTTCCACGGCGACTGGGACATCCCGCCGCTGGGCAATGTCGCGACGCCGCCGCCCGCCCCGGCCTCCGGCGCCGACCAGGCGGACGCCGTCACCACCGTCACGCTGCCAGCCCCGTGAGGCCGCCCATGTTCGTCCGCCCCGCGCATCCGGACCTGCTCGTCGCGAACCCCGAGGCGCGCCCGCCCATGCCGCGCCACCTGCCGCCCGAGGGCGCCGAGGTTCCCGACACCCAATACTGGCGCCGCCGCCTGCGGGACGGGGATGTCGTGCCGGCGGCCGCCGCGCCCGAGCCCGAACCCGCGCCCAAGCCGCGCCGCGCCGCGAAGGAGGACTGATCCATGTCCAGCACCATCAGCTTCAACGGCATGCCGGCCAGCATCCGCGTCCCCGGCAGCTACATCGAATTCGACAATTCCCGCGCGCTGCGCGGCCTGACCGAATGGCCGGCGCGCGTGCTGCTGCTGGGCCAGCGCCTGGCCGCCGGCACCGTCGCCGCCGCCACGCCGGTCCGCGTGACGGATGCCGGCCAGGCGCGCACCTATTTCGGCCGTGGCAGCCTGCTGGCCCACATGTTCGAGGCCTGGTTCCGCGTGAACCCGCTGACCGAGGTCTGGGGCTGCGCGCTGGATGATGTCGGCGCCGGCGTCGCCGCCAACAGCACCATCGTGGTGTCCGGCACGGCAACGGCATCCGGCGTGATCGCGCTGCTGCTGGGCGGCCGGCGGGTCGAGGTGGCGGTCACGTCGGGCGACGCCGCCACGGCGGTGGCCAGCGCCATCCACGCCGCCATCAACGCCAGCCTGGACCTGATCGTCGCGGCCACGGTCAGCACCAACACCGTCACGGTCACGAACCGCCACAAGGGCGAATTCGGGAACCAGCTGGACCTCCGGCATTCGCCGCTGGCGACCGACGCGCTGCCCGCCGGCATCACGCTCACGGTCAACCAGCCGGCCAGCGGGACCCAGAACCCGAACGTCGCGACCGCCCTGGATGCGGTGGCCGAGACCTGGTTCACGGACATCGTCACCCCCTGGACCGATGCCACGAACATCGCGGCCCTCGATGCGCGGCTCGTGCTGAACTTCGGCCCGACCGTGCAGCGGGACGGCCACGCCTGGGCCGGGCTGTCGGGCAGCCACGGCACGCTGACCACCTTCGGCGCCGGGCAGAACAGCCCGCATCTGTCGGTGCTCGGCCTGCGCGGCGTGCCGACGCCGCCCTGGGAATGCGCCGCCACGCTGGCCGCCGTGTCCGTGCCCGCCCTGGCGGCGGACCCCGCCCGCCCGGTGCAGACGCTGCAGCTGCCCGGCATCACGGCGCCCCGCATCACGGACCGCTTCACCTTCCAGGAGAGGGACCTGCTGCTGCGCGACGGCATCAGCACCTTCCGCACGAACGACGCCGGCCAGGTCTTCATCGAACGGGTGGTCACGACCTACCAGACCAGCCCGGGCGGCGCGGAGGACATCAGCTACCTGGATGTCGAGACGCTGAAGACCCTGGCCTTCCTGCGCTACGACCTGCGCACCATGATCAGCCTGCGCTTCCCGCGCCACAAGCTGGCGGACGACGGCACGGCCTTCGCGCGCGGGCAGAACGTGGTCACGCCCGGTACGCTGCGCGCCGAGATCATCGCCCGCTTCCTCCAGTGGGAAGCGCTCGGCCTGGTGGAAGGCGTCGACCAGTTCAAGAGCGGCATCATCGTGGTGCGCAACGGGTCCGACCCGAACCGGGTGGACGCGCTGCTGCCGCCCGACCTGGTCAACCAGTTCCGCGTGCTGGCCGCGCAGATCGAATTCATCCTGTAAGGGACCGCCGCCATGACCCAGATGCTCGGCCGCGCGACCATCCGCGCCAACGGCCAGGTGATCGAAACCGCGAAGGGCGCGACGCTCGACCTCGGCGGCACCAAGCGCAACCCCGTCATCGTCGGCCGCGTCGTCGGCTATGCCGAGGAGACGGTGGCAGCCATGGTCGAATGCGAGACCAGCCTGACCGCCGGCATGTCGCTCGAGACGCTGCGCAACCTGACCGGCGCCACCGTCATCTTCGAATGCGACACCGGCCAGCGCTACGTGATCCGGGACGCCTTCCTGACCGACGCGCCCACCATGAAGGACGGGGAAGGCGGCAACGTGACCCTGAAGTTCGCCGGCCCCGGCGCGGAGGAAGTGCTGTGAGCCGCGCCTCGGTCGAGATCACGCTGCACGAGCCCATCATCCTGCGCAGCGCCAAGACGGGCGCCGAGGTCGAGCGGATCGACACGGTCACCTTCCGCGAACCGCGCGCCGGCGACATGGCCGCGGCGATGGATGCCGGCGGCAAGGACGGCCCCGGCACCATGATCCTGGCGCTGGCCGCGCGCTGCACCGGCCTGTCGCGCGCGCAGGTCGACGACTTGTGCATCGTGGACTTCATGCGGGTCTCGGAGATCGCCACGACTTTTTTGGAGCGTGGCCTCCCAACTGGGAAGACGGCCTCTCCGTCGTCGGCGGCGCCTTCGGGCTTGCCGGCTGGCAGCGATGGACCGCCGCCGAGCTCCGCTTCCTGATCGACCGCGCGGTGGCGTTGCGCCGCATGCAGAACAGTCGCTGAGAGATGTCCGGGACCCTCCGCCTTTCGATCCTGATCGAGGCCATCGACCGGGCATCCCGCCCGATGGCGGCGCTGCAGGCGCGGCTGGGCGCGGTGGCCGGCAGCATCCTGCGCGTCGGCGCGGCGACACAGGGGCTGGCGCGGGCGTCGGGCATCACGGTGCTGGCGGGTGCCTTCGGCAACCTGGCCGGGCGCGCGCGGGACGCGGCCGGAGCCATCGGCGGCGCGGCCGGGCGGCTGGCGCTGCTCGCGGGCGGTGCGGGCTTCGCGTTCAATCGGATCTTCATCCGTGGCGCGGCGGACTTCCAGGATTTCGGCGTGGCGCTTGAGACCGTTATGGGCAGTGCCGAGGCCGCGAGGCAGCGGCTAGCCGAGCTTCAGCAGTTCGCCAGCAGAACGCCTTTCAATGTGAGCGAGGTTGTCGGCGCAGGCGTACAGCTTCAGGTGTTGGGGCTGCGGGGCGCGGCGGCGGACCGGGCGCTCCGTGCCGCCGGCGACGCCGCCGCGGTGTTCCCGGGGGCTAGTCTTGCGGAGACCGTCGGCGCGCTCGGGGCGGCGATGCGCGGAGAGCTCGACCCGCTGGAGCGCTTCGGCGTGCAAGCGCGGACGGTCGGTAATGACATCGTCCTCCAGTGGGAGAGCAATGGCAGGCGCATTGAGGAGTCGGTCAACAAGAACAATCGGCGGGCGATCGCCGCATCTATCGCCCGGGCATGGGGTGATGTGGCGCCGAACGGGATGGCGCGGCGCGCGCAGACCTGGCGCGGCATGCTGTCCAACATGGAGGACGCGTGGAGCAACTTCACGCTGGCCATCGCCCAGTCCGGCCCCTTCGACTGGCTGCAGGACCAGCTCCGCGACCTGCTGGCGCTGATCAAGCGCATGCAGGAAGACGGCACGCTGGCCCGCTGGGCGCGGGACACCGGCGCCGCCATCACCCGCGCCTTCCAATCCATGCGGGACTTCGTGATCGGCACCGCCGACACGCCCGGCGTCATCGTCCGCCTGCAGGCGGTGTTCGAACGGCTGTCCGCGGTCATCGGCCCCATCGTGGATCGCTTCGGCGGGCTCGAGGTCTTCCTGGCCGCCATCGGCCTGCTGCTGGCGGGGCCGCTGCTCGGCGCGCTCGTGTCGCTCACGGCCGCCATGACCGCGCTCGGCGCCGCGCTGCTGCTGACGCCGGCGGGGTGGTTCCTGCTGGCCGCCGCCGGCGTGGCCGCGCTCGGCATCGCCGTTGCGCGCAACTGGGAAAGCATCGTCGGCGCCTTCCGCGCCATCGGCGACGAATGGCGCCGGTTCATGGCCAGCGACCAGGTCCAGTGGCTGCGCGATACCCTGGGCGGCGCCGCCACCTTCATCGCGGATGCCTGGGAAAGGGTCCGCAGCACCTTCGCCGGCATGGGCGGCTTCATCAGCCGTGTCTTCGCGCCGGAAATCGAGGCGGTGCGCACCCTGGTCGGATGGGTGCAGCGGCTGATCGACCTGCTGCCGAGCCTGCCGAGCTTCGGCGGCGCCGCCGAGCGCGGCGCCGGGCGCACCGCCGGCGGCTCGGGCGCGCTGGCGCCGGAGGGGCAGTCCCGCTTTGGCCGGCGCGGTTCGCTCGACGGCTTCTATGGCCCGCCCGCCGCGATCGGCGGCGCCGCGGCCGCCGTCCCACCCGTCCGCGTCGACGCCGGCGTCGACGTCAACATCCGCCTGCCCGAAGGCCTCACCGCCACCGTCATGCCCCGCGGCGGCAACGACGTGGACGTGCGCACCAACATCAGCCGCGGCACGCTGGCCTTCCCGGTGCCATGAGCGGGATCCTCGACAGCGCCGTCGCCATCGCCGGCAGCCTGCCCTGGCTCGGCGGGAACCTGCGCCCGGGCGCGCTCCGCGGCATCCCCTTCCATGTCCTGACGGCCGAGGACGAACCAGCCCGCCGCTGGGTCACCCACGAATTCCCCGGCCGCGACGAACCGTGGCACGAGGACCTCGGCGCCAAGGTCCGCGGCTTCTCGGTCGACGGCCTGCTGATTGGCGACGACGTCGTGCTCCAGGCACGTTCCTTCGCCGCCGCCGCCAACGCGCCCGAACCGGCGACGCTGCTGCACCCCTGGCTCGGCGCGGTCGAGGTCGTGGTGCTGGATTGCCGCATCCGCTTCGACGTGCGGGAAGGCCGCGTCGCGCGCGTCTCGCTCCGGCTGGAAAGGGCGGGGCGGCGGCCGGCGCCGGTGCTCTCGGCCGATGGTCTCGGCCGCGTGGTGGCGGAAGCGGACCGCCTGCTGACCGCCGCCCAGGCTGCCTATTCCCGCCTGCGCGCCATGGCGGGCGCGGTGGACTTCGTCGTCTCCTCCGTCCGCGGCACCGTCACGGGCTTCGCCGGCGCCATGCGCGGCGCGCTCGGCGGGTCGGGGCTGCTCGGGTCGCTGGTCGGGCCGCTCGGCCTGTCGCTCGCGGCGCTGGAAGGGATCGGCGACGCCGACCTGGTGTCGGACACCGCCCTGCCGGCGAAAGTGGCCGCGGCGGTGCGGGATGTCTCGGCGCTCGCCGGCGGCCGCGCCGCCATCCCGGCCCGGGACGATGCCGCCGCCCCCGCGCCCAAGGCGGCGTTCGACGCGCTGGCCAGCCTGTCCGCCGCTCGCATCGCGGCCCCGACCGACACCGCCACGCCCGCGCTCCGTCAGCTGGCCACCGCGACCGAGGCGATCGGCGCGCTGGCCGAGGCCGCGATCGCCGGCGAGCTCGCCCGCGCCGCCGCCGCGGTGCCCTGGACGTCCCGCGACGAAGCCATGGCCGCGCGCGACCAGGTGGCCGAGATCCTCGCGGTGGCCGCCGACCGCGCCGCCGCCAATGGCTGGGACGAGGCCTGGCGCAGCCTGGCCGCGCTCCGCGCCGCATCCGCTGCCGACCTGGCCGCGCGGTCCGCGCCGCTGCCGCGCATCCGGCTGCTGGACCTGCCGGCGGACCTGCCCTCGACGCTCGTGGCCTATCGGCTGGACGGGGATGGGCTGGGCGACCTGTTCGGCCGCGCGGCCGCCATCGTGGACCGCAATCGTGTGCGCCACCCGCTGTTCGTTCCCGCCGCCCGGCCGGTCGAGGTGCTGGCATGAGCGGCGCCATCGCCGGCGACGTCGCCCTGACCGTGGACGGCCAGGTGCATCGCGGCTGGCGCGCCGCGAAGGTGAGCCTCGGCCTCGACGCCGCGGCGGCCGAGGTTGCGATCGAACTGGCCGAACGCTGGTCCCGCGCCGAGGACCAGGTGGCGCTGCGCCGCGCCGTCCGCCCCGGCGCCGCCTTCAGCCTGGCGCTGGAGGATGAGGTTGTCGTCGAAGGCTTCCTCGACGCGCTCGACATCCGCTACGACCACCGCAGCCACACCCTGACCGTGCGCGGGCGGGAGAAGACGGGCGACCTGGTGGACTGCGCCGCCACGGTGGACGGCCCCTACGAATTCGCGGCCATCGGGCTCGAGGAAGCGGCGCGGCGGATCTGCGCCCCCTTCGGCATCCGCGTCCGCGCCGAAGGCGTGCCGGCCACGCCCTTCCCGCGCTTCAGCCTGCAACCGGGGGAGACGGCCTTCGAAGCGATCGCCCGCGGCGCGCGCGAACGGGCGGTGATCGTGACCGGGGACGGTCGCGGCACGCTGCTGCTGACCCGCGCCGGCCAGGGCGGCGAAGCCGCCGGCGCGCTGCGGCTGGGCGGGGATGACGGCAACATCCGCGCGGCGGACGCCACCTTCGACTTCACGAAGCGCCACAGCCTGGTGGTGCTGCGCGGCCAGGCGGAAGGCAGCGCCGCCCGCGCCCAGGGCCAGGCCCGCGCAACGGACGCCGAGGTCACGCGCCACCGCCCCCGCGTCGTGCTGGCCGAAGCGCAGGGCGAAGGCGCGTCCTTCCAGGAACGCGCGCAATTCGAGGTGCGGCTGGCGGCCGGTCGCGGCAGCCGCGTCCGATACACCGTGCCGGGCTGGCGCGGGGCTTCGGGCGCGCTGTGGCGGCCGAACACGCGGGTCATGGTGGAAGACGCCTATCTCGGCCTCGCGCGGGAATTGCTGGTGGCGAACCTGGTCTTCTCCCTGACTGAGGACGGGACGCTGGCCGAAGTGGAATGCACGCCGGTCGATGCCTACGCCCTCCAGCCCGAGGCGCCGCGCCGGCAAGCGCGCGACAGCGCGAACTCTCCGATGGAGACCCGGCGCCGTGAAAGCGGCGACGACGGGCGTAGCTGGGAACGCGTTCGCGTGCCGACCGAATGACGCTCGACGAAGTCTCCCGCTTCATCGCCCCCATCGTCCGCCGCGTGATGCTGACCGTGGGGCGGGCGACGCTCGGCACGGTGGACGACGCGGCCGGGCTGCAGCGCGGCCAGGTCACGATGCTGGCCGGGGAGACGCGCGACAATGTCGAGCGCGTGCAGCCCTGGGGCTTCAGTTCCGTGCCCTTCCCGGGCGCCGAATGCCTCGTGGTCTGCGTCGGCGGCAACCGGGACCATCCGGTCATCATCGGCACGGATGACCGCCGCCACCGCCCGACCAACCAGCAGCCCGGGGACGTGGTCATCTATTCGCACCAGACCGGCCACCGCATCACGCTGAAGGCCGACCGGACCATCGAGATCGAGGGCGACATCCTGACCCTGAAGGCGGACACCAAGATCCGCCTGGAAAGCCCGCTGGTCGAGATGACGGGCGCGATCGCCACCGCCGCGCCGGCCACCGCGCTGAACGTCACCACCGCGGCGCTGAACGTGACCGGCGACGTGCAGGACCGCAGCGCATCCGGCGGCATGACGATGGCCGGCATGCGGGACGACTACAACGCGCACAACCACGGGGGCGCGGGGCCGAACCCGCCGATGGCGCCATGATCGCGCTGGGATGGGACAATGCTAGCCTGTCGGCGGACATCGCCCTTACGGATGCCGGGCGGCTCGCGGCGGAGGACGGGCTCACCACCGCCGTCATCCTGTCCCTGTTCACCGATGCCCGCGCACGCGCCGATGACGCGCTGCCCGATGGCGCCGCCGGCGACCGCCGCGGCTGGGCGGCGGATGCCTTCGCCCCGGAAGACCGCTGGGGATCCCGCCTCTGGCTGCTGACGCGCGAGAAGCAGACCGAGGAGACGCGCCGCCGCGCCCGCGACTATGCCGCCGAAGCCCTGGACTGGCTGATGCCGGCCGGGCTCGCGACCGCCGTCGATGTCGCCGCCGAATGGCTCGACCGCGGGCTGCTTGGCCTGTCGGTCCGGATCGCGACGCCGGCCGGGCGCGCGGACCTCGCCTTCCGCATGAGGTTCTGAGCATGCCCTTCGACCGCCCTTCGCCCTTCGCCATCCGGGACCGCCTGGCCGCCGAGGTCGAGCTCGCGCTGCCCGGCGCCGATGCCCGCCTGCGCCGGTCGATGGAGGAGGTGCTGGTCCGCGTCATCGCCGTCGGCAGCCACGAACTGCACGGGCACCTGGACTGGATTTCGCGCCAGATCCTGCCCGACACGGCCGAGGACGCGGAACTGGCCCGGCACGCCGCCATCTGGGGCGTGGCGCGGCTGGCGGCGGCGGCGGCCACGGGCGACGCCACCTTCACCGGCATCGCCGGCACCATCATCCCCGCCGGGACCGAGCTGCGCCGGTCGGACGACGCCCGCTTCGCGCTGGTGGCGGCTGCCGAGGTCGGCGGCGGCGGGTCCGTCACCGCCGCGGTGGTGGCGCTGGTGGTGGGCGCGGCCGGGAACAGCGCGGCCGGCACGTCGCTGACGCTGCTGGCGCCGGTGGCGGGCGTCACGCCCAGCGCCGTGGTGGCGGCCGGCGGGCTGGCCGCGGGTGCGGACGCCGAGACGGACGCAGCCCTGCGCGCCCGGCTGCTGGCGCGCATTCAGAACCCACCGAGGGGCGGTTCACGCACCGATTACCTGGCCTGGGCCTTGGCGGTGCCCGGGGTGGAACGCGCCTGGGTCTTTCCGCTGCAGCTGGGGGCCGGGACGGTGGGCGTGACCTTCGTGACCACGGGCGGCGCCGTGCCCGACGCGCCGCTGGTGGCCGCGGTGCAGGCGGCGCTGGATGCCGAACGGCCGGTGACGGCGGCCGTCACGGTCTTCGCGCCGGCGACCCAGGCGGTGGCCGTGACCATCGCGCTGGACCCTGACACCGTGGCCATCCGCACCGCCGTCTTGGCCGAGCTCGAGGACTTCTTCGTCCGGGAAGCGGACCCCGGCGGCACGCTGCACGTGTCCCGCCTGTCGGCCGCGATCTCGGCCGCGGCGGGCGAATTCTCCCACATCCTCAGCGCGCCGGCGGCCGATGTCAGCCTGCCGGGCGGGACGATCGCGGTGCTCGGCGCCGTGACCTGGGCCTGAAGCGATGGACGCCGCGGCTTACCTCGGCCAGCTGACGGCCCTGCTGCCGCCGGGCCAGGCGCTCGCGCGCCGGGCGGACGGGCGCGCGGGCCTGCTGCTGGGCGTGGCGGCGGCCGAATTTGCGCGGATCGAGGCGCGCGGCGTGGTGCTCCGCGACCAGGCGGACCCGCGCAGCGTGGCCGAGATGATCGACGACTGGGAACGCGCTCTCGGCCTGCCGGACGAATGCGCGGCGGGCCAGACGCTGCTGGAACAGCGCCGCGCCGCCGTGCTGGCCCGCCTGACCGAACGCCTGGCGCCGACGCCGGCCACGATCGAGGCCGTCTCCCTGGCCTATGGCGTGCGCGCCAGCGTGATCGAGTTCCGCGAGCACAACTGCGAGCAGGATTGCGAGGCCCCGGTGAACGGGAACGGCTGGCCGCATGCCTTCACCGTGTGGGGCTCGGGCCGGGTCGTGACCGACGCGACCTGCGAGGATGGCTGCGAACAACCGCTCCGCGCGTGGTCCGACCTGCCGCATGAATGCGCGGTGCGGCGCCTGGCGCCGGCGCACACGGTCGCGCTGTTCGACACCTTCCAGGACGAATGGGACTTCCTGGGCGGCCTGCCGGCGGGCGCGACCTTCACGCGGGCGGGCGCGGCGAACCGCGTGAACCACCGCGGGTACACCGAGAGCATGGCGGCGGATGTGCCGCGGCTCGGGTACCGGGCGGGGCTGGTCTACAACGAGCTGCCGGACCCGTGGTTCGACGGGTTCACGCTGGGCGGTGCGGCGCCGAACACCGCCGCCTGGGCCGGCGCAGGCACCCCATGGACGAACACAGTCACCGATAAGGGCCTCACTCCGGACGGCTTGCCATTCGTCACGATCGCCGGCGCTCGCACCCCATCGAACACCAACGGCATCGCGCTCCATGTCGGCGGAGCCGCCGCAGGCACAGGCGTCGCCGCGGCGGTCGGCGAGGTCCTGTCCGGCTGGATCGGGATCACCTTCCTGGCGTCCGAAGGGCTCTCGGCCACGCCTGCCCTGAGACTGGTGGACGCCGCCGACACATTCCTCACCGGCAGCAACACGACGATCGTCGGGGCGGTTGGACTGGGGGAGGAGTATCGCCGCAGCGGCACGCGAACCGCCGTCAATGCAAACGTCACTCAGATGGCCTGGGCGCTTCAGGTCGGATCGGGTTCCGTCGGCGTGCCGGTCGCCGTCACGGCGCGGATGATCTTCCCGGTGCTGCACAAGGGCGCCTCGCCTCTCACCGACACCATCCCCCTGGCCACCCTCGCCGCCCGCGTCAACGGCGTCCCGCAGTACGGCCTGCTCGGCCTGATGCTGGAAGCCGGCGCAGGGGAGGAACTTCGCCTGGCCGTTCCCGACGGCGCCTACACCGCGACGATCGAGGCCGCGACGCCCGCCGGCGCCGTAGCGTCCTACCCCGCCGCCGGGCTGGTCTCGGCCAATGGCAGCCTGCGGGTGGACTGGCCCGCCGCCGCCACGCTGGCGGGCGCCAACCACCTCCGCCGCATCACCCTCAGAAAGGTCGCCTGACATGCAGCGCGTCACCCGATCAACCGCCGCCGCCGTGCTGCCCGCCGCGCCGGCTTCCCCCGGCACGCCGGGGTACTTCACGGGCGGCGACCCCGTCGGCGCCGTGCCGGCCACCGTGCCCGGCTACGAATGGTTCAACGGGGTGCAGGAGGAACTGGTCGGCGCCATCGCGCGCGCTGGCCTCACGCCCGACCATGCGGACCTCGCGCAGCTGCGCAAAGGCATGGACCGCCTGTACGGCGGCGGGCTGCGCTCGGTCGCGGCCAACACAACGCTCACGGCCGACGACGCCGGGGTGGTGCTGGTGGATGCGTCCGGCGCCGCGCGCACCATCACCCTGCCGGCGGCGGCGGCGGCCAATGCCCGGCCCGTGCGGATCCGCGTGGTCAAGACCGACAGCAGCGCGAATGCGGTGACCGTCCAGCGCGCGGGGTCGGACACGATCGAAGGCGCGACCTCTATCGCGCTCACCAGCCAATGGTCGGCCGCGGCGTTGATGTCCGACGGCGTGAACGCGTGGGTCCACCAGATCGGCTTGGCCGCCACGAACACCACGCGCGGCACCGTGCGCCTGTCTCAGAACGCCGAGACGGACGCCGGGTCTTCGGCGCTGATCGCGGTCACGCCGGCGTCGCTGCAGATCGCGACGCGCAGCCTGGCGGCGAACGGGTACCAGCGGCTGCCGGGCGGGCTGATCCTGCAATGGGGGGCGGTGGCGCGCGCCAGCCGGACGCTTTCGGCCGCCGCGGTCGTGACCTTCCCCCTGGCCTTCCCGACCGCCTGCTACGCCGTGATCCCGACCATCGACTACGACAACGCCGGGTTACTCGACATGTGGGCCGCCGCTGATGCGCCGACGCTGACCCAGGTCACGCTGCTCGCCGGCCAGTCCCTGTTCGCGGAGGGCACCGACAGCCGGACTTTCGGCTGGCGCTGGATCGCGGTCGGCACCTGAGGAGACAGCACAGATGACCCTCTTTGCCACCATCGACGCCGCCGGCCTGGCCACCGGCTTCTATCACCGGGACGTGCACGGGGATGCCATCCCCGAAGGTGCCATCCCGATCAGCGCCGAGACGCACGCCACCTGGATCCAGGACACCGCCCGCCAGCGCTGGACCGGGGAGGGGCTCGAGCCCTACGACCCGCCGCCCCCGCCGCCCGCCCTGCCGCGGTCCATCACCCGCAGGCAGCTGCTGCTGGCGCTCACCGGCGCCGGGCTGATCACGCCGGAGGAAGCACTCGCGGCCGCGACCTCCGGCGCCGTGCCGGCGGCGATCGACGCGGTCTTCGCGCAGCTCCCGCCGGCCGAGGCGCTCGGCGCCCGCATCACCTGGGCGACCATGAGCGTCGCCGAACGCGACCACCCGCTGATCGGCGCCCTGATCGCCGCCGAACTCGCCACGGCCGAGCAGGTGGACGCGCTGTTCGCCACCGCCGCGCAACTCTGACACGGAGACACCCATGCCTTCCATCACCACCGCCAACCGCAACCGCGCGGCCGATGCGGTCACGGCGCGCGCGAACAACGGCTCGCTTCGCATCTATGCCGGCACGCCGCCGGCCGATGCCAATGCGGCGCTGTCCGGCAATACGCTGCTGGCGGAACTCGCGATGGGCGCCACCGCCTTCGCCGCTGCCTCTGCCGGGGTGGCCACGGCCAACGCGATCACGGCCGACGCTTCGGCCGATGCCACCGGAACCGCCACCTTCTTCCGCGTGCTGGAGACGGACGGCTCGACGGTCGTGTTCCAGGGCACGGTCGGCACGAGCGGTGCGGAATTGAACCTCAATTCGGTGAGCATCGTGGCCGGCGGCAACGTCTCGGTGACCAGCCTGACCTACACGCAGGCCGGGTCGTAATCCTCCGGGGCGGAGGGCTCACGGATGGCGCAGTTCCTCCGCCCCGATGGGAACATCACGCAGGCGTCCTTCACCGGTGGCTTCGCCGATATCGACGAGGCCAGCCCGAGCGATGCCGACTATGCCTACGGCGCGAACAACACCGACGCGACGCTCGAGGTCAGCGTCTCCAATCCCGCCGGCGCGCCGGGCAGCGGCACATGCACGCTGCGCTGGCGCATCGCGAAGACGAACAACGGGACGATCGACGGAAGTGGCAGCGCGCTAACCGTCACGGCCGCAGTCTATGAAGGCGCGTCCGCCGTCGCCACCGGAGGCGCCGAGACGCCGACCGGCACATGGACGCAATACAACCTCACCTTCGATGCGTCGCTGGTCGCGGATTGGAACGACCTGCGCATCAGATGGGTCACCAGCGCTTCGGGCGGCAGCCCGGCCAACCGGCGCGGCGGCGCAATCTCCTGGGCCGAACTGGAAGTCCCGGACGCCGACGTAAACCGCACCGGCACGGGGGCTGTCAGTATCGGGCCGCCGGCGCTGTCGGGTTCCGGCACCATCACCGCGCCTGCCATCAGCGGCACAGGAGCGGTGGCGATTTCGGGGCCGGCGCTGGCGGGCACCGGCTCAGCCGCGGCGCCCTCCTTCGCCGGCACCGGCGCGGTCGCCATCGGCCCGCCCGCCGTCTCCGGCACCGGCGCGCGCACCCTGCCGGCCTACTCAGGCACGGCCGCGGTTGGCATCGGTGGGCCGTCGCTCGCCGCCGCCGGAACCGTTGTTGTCCCGGGCATCCTTGGTTACGGGGCGAGGGTGAAGTTCTTCGCCGACGCGAAGACCTTCCCCACTGAGGTCGATGCCTTCGGCACCGGCAACTTCCTGACGCTCGGCATGTCCATCAAGGCGCTGGCCGCGTGCAGCGTGCTCGGCGTCCGGGTCTACAACCCGCAATGGGACGGATCGCCGCAGACGCTGACGATTTCCTCGGTCTCTCTGTGGGACCGGCAGTCCGGCAGCTCTCTCGCCGTCAAGACGATCGCGGCCGGGGAACGGCCGACGACGGAGGGCTGGTTCGAATTCCTGTTCGACGCCCCGGTGCCGCTTAGCGTCTTCGACGCGGGCAACCCACGCTACGTCGTCGCCTACACCATCGACAATACCTCGCGCTTCCCCGTCGAGCGCAGCGTCTCCGGCACGCCGATCACCATTTCCGGGGTGGCCGAGACGCTGGACCCCGACGACGGCGCAGGGTTCAGCAACGGCACCTTCGCCGAGCACTCGGGGTCCTCGCCCAGCCTTCCGTTCACGCAGGGAGGATCCCGCCCCTGGTATGGCGTGGATGCGGTTCTCGCGACGCCTGCATCCGTAACCGTCGGTGGGCCTTCCGTCAGCGGCACCGGCGCCGTGGCCGAACCTGGCTTCAGCGGGGCCGGCGCCGTCACCATCGGCGGGCCAGTCATCAACGCCAGCGGCACCGCCACGGCGCCGTCCTTCACGGGTTCCGGCGCGGTGACGATCGGCGCGCCGGCGGTTGGCGGCACCGGCACCGCCACGCCGCCGGCGGTCGTCGGCGCCGGTGCTGTCGTCGTCTCCGGGCCGATCCTGTCCGGTGCCGGCGCCGCGGCGGCGGCAGGCGTGAGTGGCGCCGCGGCTGTCTTGATTTCCGGGCCGTCCGTCTCGGGCAGCGGCACGCGCGATCTGCCGGTTTTCGCCGGGGCTGGCGCGGTGGTACTCGGCGCGCCGATGGTGGCGGCTTCTGGCGTCACGACCGTGCCCGGCATCCTGGGCGTGGCCACCGTCGTGGTCGCAGGGCCGGGCCTGGCGGGTTCCGGCGTGATCGCCCCCCCGACCATCAGTGGCGCGGCTGCGGTCACCATCGGCGGGCCGGCAGTGGCGGCCGTAGGCATCCTCTCCGGCATCGGCGCCGGCGCCGGCCCGGCCCTGGTGGCAAGACTGGCCTTCGGGGTGGCGCCGCGCGCGCGCCTTTCGGCTGCCGCGACCGCTTCCGCGCGCCTGCGGCACCTGGCGGCGGTGTCCGCGCAACTCGAGATCAGGAGGCGGTGATGGCGGATGGCCCATACTGGATTGGCCAATCGGTGGAGCTGCGGGTGTCCTTCACCGGCGCCGGTCTGGCGCCGATCGAGGCGACGGGCGTGGCCTTCGCGGTCAAGAAGCCCGACGGCACCACGGCCGCGGTCGCCGCCGAGGCAGGCGGCAGTCCCGGCATTTGGGTGGGTTACGTCACTGCCGACCAGGCCGGTGTGTGGAAGGTCCGCGCCACCTGCACCGCGCCTCGCCCGGCGGTCGACGAGGGAGAGTTTCGCGTGACGCCTTCCGCCGTTCTCTGACCGGCGGGGGTCCGGCTGTTGGAAGCAGCCGAAGCCGCGAGGGTGAAGCCCTCGCACGGTAGAACCGCCCCGCCGCGCCGGCCGGCGCTGGGGGCATACACTGTGCGAGGTTGCCGTGGAGTTACCGCCTGACCTGACGCCTGCCCGTCCCGCCGTGCCCGTCGCGGCCTGGATGGGGGGCAAGAAGCTGCTCGCGAAGCGCATCATCGAACGCATCGCGGCCATCCCCCACACCGCCTATGTGGAACCCTTCATCGGCATGGGCGGGGTGTTTCTCCGCCGCCCCTTCCGGGCGAAGGCCGAGGTCATCAACGACCTGTCCGGCGACGTGGCCACCCTGTTCAGGGTGCTGCAGCGCCACTATGAGCCGTTCCTGGACATGCTGCGCTGGCGCCTGACCGCGCGGGACGAATTCCAGCGCCTGCTGGCCCAGCGGCCCGAGACCCTGACCGACCTCGAACGCGCGGCGCGGTTCCTCTACCTCCAGCGGGTGTCCTGGGGCGGGAAGGTGACCGGGCGGGTGTTCCAGGTGTCCCTGACCCACCCCGGGAAGTTCAACATCACCCGGCTGGCGACGGTGCTGGAGGAAGTGCACGAGCGCCTGGCCGGGGTGGTGATCGAGCGCCTGCCCTACCAGGACCTGATCCCCCGCTACGACCGGCCCGGGACGCTGTTCTACCTCGACCCGCCCTATTGGGGGTGCGAGGGGGCCTATGGCCAGGATCTGTTCAGCCGGGACGACTTCACCCGCCTGGCTGTTTCGCTGCGCGCCATCCGGGGCCGCTTCCTGATGAGCCTGAACGACCACCCCGGGGTGCGGGAGGTCTTCGCCGGCTTCGCCATGGAGGTGGTCGAGACGACTTACGCGATGGGCTACCGGACCGGGAAGGAGACCCAGCGGGTGCGTGAGCTGCTCATCTCAGGACCGTCTTGA